ATGGAAAGATTAAAAGCTGAGAATGCTTACTTAAAACTTTTTATAGAAAAGATACTTGAAGAAAGAGAAGTAAAAAAACAAAACTTGAGATAATAAATAAACTAGCAAAAGATTTCATATTGAATTGTTGTGTAAGATAGCTGGTATTTCAAAGAGTACGTTTTACCTTATATTAAAGAGTAAGGATAGAGATGTGGTTAACTATATATTATCAGGAGGCGATGTTTTTTCAACCTTTATTTTTCCTTAAGAATTTTGTATTTCTTTGTTCATATTAGTAACTCGGAATAACTAATTTCTTGAATCACCATACTACTTCTTTATAAGTTCTAAAATTCCTTTTAGTGTTTAAATTCAACTTTTGGATTGTTGTAACTTGTAAATATTTGATGTATTCTTAATATCTTACATTTTTATATTATATTACTTGAGAAGGATGGAAGAAGTTTCAAGTGTAGACTTTACACTTCGAGAAACATATCCCGACACTGTAATACTGCTTTTTAGAAATAACGTATTCTATCAAAATTCAGATATAGTTCTATGACTTCTTACTCCTTCAAGAACAACTACAATTTTTTTAAGCAGAAAACTTTCTTCTCATATCTTTCACTTTTTCTTTTTCTCTGAAAATTTTTCAGAGAAGCAACATAGAAGTATATTACACACAGATACACAGATAGAGAATTTCAATTCACACACATGTATACAGCAAGATTGTTAAAAAAAGTAATAATACAAAGTATGTCAAGAAAAGGTACACCACAAGACAACAAACCAGCAGAAAGCTTCTTTAGTCATTTTAAAGAAGAAATGGTAAAAATATACAAAGAAAAAACAAAAGAAGAATACATAAAAATTCACAACGAAGAAAGATATCAAGCAAGATTAAAAAACCTGGATCTGGTGGAATACCAAAGCCATGCTGTTTGAAAAATAAATTATTAACTTTTTTATTCGTTCCACTTACTTGGGTAAATCCAAATGATTTTAATGATTATTTAAATTTTAATGATAATTTGACTTTTATTCTATGGTAACACCATTGCCGGGGAAAACGTTATTTATAGGATTTTATTATTACCCATATTCGTCATCTAATGATATTTATTTAATTTGGTCAATACAAGTTCCGAAAACATATTTTATAATTCATACTGTTTAATCAATGTTATAATTGTTTTTGGAGGTGATAAATTGAAATTTAAAATTATATTGGCAATCTTAGCAATTGTAATAATATTTAATAGCTGTGTTTTATATTCTGAACACCCAGAAGTTAAAGTTAGCATTCAAAATATTAATTATAATTCGGTAACTTTAACATGGACATATTCAGATAATATTTTTCGGCTTACAAAGATAACATTAAAAACGCATGAAAATGAATATTTGACTACTTTTTATGCTACCGATACTTTAGCAATTGAAAATCTAAATCCTGGAGACAAATATTTTTTAATTTTTTCTGCTGTCAATGAAAGTATAGCATCGACTGCAATGTATTTAACCACTCCTAGATTAAATGATACGGTTCCACCAACGCTTACAAATATTAATGTTTCAACAGTACAAGCTCAAGTTGATGTCATTGACGTTCCATCTGGAATTAAAGAGGTTTATATAGTTATTACCAATGGCTTAGAATATTATAAATTTAACATGAATTATAAATATCCTAATCATTGGTCAATAAATTATGCATTACCACATAGAGGTGTTTGGAATTGGGAAATCAAATGCATTGATAAATCGTTAAATATAGCTTCAGCAAACGGTAAAATAACAGTACCGTAAAAACATACTAATAAATTAAATAATCAAAAAGGTGGAGTTTCTTATGGTATTTTCGACACAAATACCATCAAGAATTGCAATTCATTCAACTAGAAATGATATGAACAAAGGGAATGTAACGGTAAAAAATGAATTCCGTTTTGGCATAACTGAAGCAACACATATCGAAATGGCATACAACGAAGAAACTGGAGAACAAATATAACAAACAATAAATGGTTGGCAATACGAAGAGGTTATAAAAGAACAAACATTCCTGCTGTTACACAAACCAATAATTCCGCAGATATTAGAACATTATTATCAGGCTGAAATACCACTGTTGGAGCATAATTTAAAATTAACTCGAATAGAAATTCCCAAAGAAATAGAATAACATTGACCTTTTTAAATCGATTTTAAGACATGTTTCATAAGGCATGATGTGTAATTCTGAATAGATAAAATCTATCATAACGCCTGGCTGGCGAAACAAATGATGTGTTATATAATGATTATTGATAAAGATTGCAAGGAGTGATTTTTATACAAACTCTTTCAAATGAATTAAAAAAATATATTTTAGAATTCTGGAAACAAGTTAAGAACTTATTTAATGTTTATAGTGACAAACAACTTATCTCTTTATTTAAATGGTTAAATTATTTTATCGAAAAACTTAATTACGAACATTCATATGAACCTGGAAAACTACCTAGCTTTAAAAGAGGTGATATAGTTTGGGTAAATTTAGGACATAATATTGGTTCTAAACTTAGAGGGCGCCGACCAGTAGTTATATTAGAAGCAGAAAATAATAAAAAAGATAAAAACATTGTAATTGCTCCAATAAGAAGTTATAATTCAAAAGGTCCTAAAAAAATATTTGAAGGATTAGTTTATGTCGGCAAACATGAAATTTTAACAAAACATAGTTATGTCGATCTTAAACATATTAGAAGTATTAGTAAAATGCGTATTTATAGACAGAATAATAAAATAATACAAGGAAAGTTACCAAATGAAATTTTAGATGAAATAGATCAAAAATTAATTAAACTTTTTACCAAAATTAATACTTGACAAAATTAATTTTTGTAGTAAAATAAAATTAGAATAACAAGAACTGTGCCCATAGCGGCCCAAAATTCGTTGAAAATTGCCCATAGGGGCCCAGCGGCTGGGAAATACCCAGCCGTTTTTGTTATGCTTAGAAAATTGAATAAAGATAAATAAGCCCTCATAACGAGGGCTTTTTTTATGCTGAAAGGGGCGTTCAAATGCAAAAACTTATTGAATATGAATTTAAACATTCAGTATCGATTGAAGGTATTGCTGATTCGCATCTTGGTAGTTTTGAAAGTCGTTTTGATGAATTAGTTAAATACTTAGATATAGATAAAAATTCAAAAATTATCTTAGTAGGAGATATGTTGGATTATGCAATAAAAGATTCCGTGGCAATGTATATGAACAAATTGAAACCCCACAGATTGCACAAGATTATTAGCCGAGTTTCTACGAAAGTATAAGGAAAGAATTTTGGTGGTTGTAAATGGGAATCACGAAACAAGAATTAAGCATACTGTTGGTTTAGATCCTGTTGAATTATTATGTGAGGACTTTGGATTTCCTTATGAATCAAGCTGGCAACAATCAAAGTGGCTTTGAAAAAGATCAATTATGGTTATAAAAAAGGGTTCAATTTCTTATAGTTGCAGGCCACAGATATTCATGTGAAAATGAGGTGAGAATGTAAAGAAAATATTTAAATTCTTAAAGAACTTCTGGTGGTTAATCTTGGCAGTTCTTGCTTTTATTGCAGGACTTTCTTTTAGAAAAAGACACCTTGGCCAATGTAAAAATTATTTTTCAATCAATCTAATCATTTTAGGATGAGCAGAGAGTGTGTCTATTAACATTGTTAACTGCTGCCCTAGTAACATATATGTAATCTGTGCCTTTAGTGTCCTTTCATTCATTCCTCTCATCTTTATCCTCTGCTTCAGCCTTTCTATATACCATTCTATTTCCCATCTCTTGCTATATATCAACCTATTTATTTCTCTCTCCATAAATTCTTTCCCTTTTCTTCCCCTAGGTCTTACATATAACTTCATCTTTTCTTTCATTTTTTCAATAAACTCCCATTGCCAGTACCCTCTATCTGCGAACAATATCGAACCTTCTATATCTTCTAACATATTTTCTGCATGGTCTACTTCTCTATTATTTCCTATCTCAAAATCTAATAACACTTTTGCATTTGCTTCATATAATAGATGAAGTCTCTTTTTCTTTCCTCTAATTTCACTGCTTCAATAACTAGCAGTGTGCTATTTTTAATTTCTTACTTACTTTCTTTTTTGATAATCTTTTCAATCTATAGTGTATTGTTTGCCTAGAAGGTAGATTACTTATTTTTATTCTTCCGTCTAAAAGATAAGCATATAGTCTTCTCATAGATTGAATTTTAGTTAAATACATAAGAGATAAAATCAAAACAAAGATATGCTCAGGATACTTTCTTAGATACATTCTTTTAGATTTGTCAAAGACGAGATTAGATATTTTGTTGAGTAATTTTTGTGGTAAATAATATTGAAGTGAATATTTTTCAGGGGCTACACCTCCTTGTGTTGTGTTATATTTAGTACAAAAACAATTTTAGCAGGTATAGCCCTTTTTTTATATTCTAATTTAACCTACTTTTTACTTTGGCTAGGGTCTATTAAAAAGCAATTAATTTGACTTTCAATTTAAAAATATTGTAAAATTATTATGGTATTTGTTAATAAAAATAAAAGGATGGAAATATACTATGAAAAGGAGCAGTACATTATTAGCTATATTAGTATTTTTACTTATGATTTTGATTTTTTTCATGCACAAATCCAAGTCCAAAGATTATTAATCATCCACCTAGTATACCAAATAATCCACAACCTTTAGATGTAGCAACTGGAGTAGTGCTAAATCCAACGCTTTCATGGACATGCACAGATCCAAACGGAGATACACTTACATATGATGTTTACTTTAGCACAGATGCAACTCCTTGTTTAGCAGCAACTAATCTTACAGCGAACACATATAATCCTGGAACATTGGAAAAAAACACCACGTACTATTGGAAAGTAGTCGCACAAGACAATAAAGGAGGAACATCTGAAAGTCCCGTATGACGCTTTACTACTGAAGATGTAAATGATCCGCCGATTGTACCGAATAGTCCACAACCTAATAATGAAGAACGGGAGTTGAATTAACTCCAAGGCTCAGTTAAAATTGTAGTGATTCAGATGGTGATACACTTACATATGATTTATACTTTGGTACAAGGCCTAATCCTCCTCTAAAGGTAAGTAATATTGCAACTACAAGTTATCAACTAGACACTCTTGAATACAACACTACTTATTATTATTGGAAAGTAGTGGCAAAAGATGGTAATGGTGGAGAAACTGAGAGCCCTTTGTGGAATTTAACTACAATTCGGCGGATCACTTGGGAGAAAACATTTGGAGGTACTGGTTATGACTACGCATATTCTATTCAACAAACAAGTGATGGAGGATATATAGTTGCTGGTTATACGAATTCGTTTGGAGCAGGTGATTACGACGTATATGATCAAAACTAGATAGTGATGGAAATAAAATATGGGAGAAGACATATGGTAGCAGTAGCAATAATGAATACGGAAATTCAATGCAACTAAAAGCAGATGGAAGTTGTATTGTTGTGGGAAGTACTTTTCCATATGGTGGAGGTCATACAGATGTTTATATATTAACACTAGACGGTGATGAAATTACAATGAATGAAAAGACATATGGAGGTAGTGCCAATGATTGGGAATTTTCTGTACAAAAAACAGCAGAAGGTGGATATATTGTTGCAGGTCAATCAAATTCATTTGCAACTGGAAGTAACGATGCTTACATAATAAAACTTGATAAATATGGAAATAAAGAATGGGAAAAAGCATTTGGTGGTTATGATTCAGAACAAGCATATTCAATTCAACAAACAACAGATGGTGGATACATTGTCCTTGGAAGTACAGAATCATTTGGATCTGGTTACACGGATGTTTATTTAATAAAATTAGATACTAATGGAAATACAGAATTGGAGAAAACATTTGGTGGAATTTATAGAGATAATGGAGTTTCAATTCAACAAACAACGGATGGAGGATATGTTATTGCTGGATTCACAAATTCATTTGGAGAAGGGAATGAAGACTTATACATAATAAAACTAGATAGAGAAGGGAACTTGTAAATACAATTCATTCAAAACTATTTAAAAGTATATAAAATTATTATCATCATTCAAGAATTTAGCAAAACATTAAGATTTCCGGTAATGAGTCAAGCAAGAGATAGAGAGAAAAACAAAAATATTTAGTCATATAATATGGCTTTTGAGGATTAAATATTCATATTCACATGTAACTTTCTCTTTTAAACTATTTGCATTTATCTATTAGGTACATAAGGTACGTTGTTTTTGAGTAAGTAATACACTAAATTTACTAACTTTCTTGCACTTAAAATAAGAGCTCTCATATGTTTGTGTGTAGTTGTTTGAGCATATTTTCTTTGATAATAGTCTTTGAAAACTGGATCATATATTCTTAGTGAATTTGCTGCCATGACAAGATATGTTCTAAGGTACTTGTTTCCTTTTTTGGTTAGTTGAGTATTCTCTGATTTGTAGTTACCACTTTGTTTAATGTTCCATACAAGGCCAGCATATGAAGCTAAAGCTGAAGCATTTCTAAAACGGTTGATATCACCTATTTCAGCAATTATACCGGCAGCAGTAATATCACCTATTCCTTTGACTGTAGTTAGAGTATTTGGAATTCTTTTAATCAATTTACTTATTTCTTTCTTTACTAAATTGATTTGCTTTTCATAATGTTGGATTAATTCGATAGTGGACACAATAGAAAGTCTTAAAGTATTAGAAGGATTAGGAGATAACCTCAAGGCATTTTTGGCAAGAGATTGAATCTTTTCAGCCAAATCTTTAGAAGAAACAATGTGTCTAGAGACTTTGGCTATATACTCAAATAACTCTTCAAGAGGCATAGTAGCAATTTCTTCAACTGTAAAATCTTTAAGTAATGATTCATATGTTTTATTCAATTTAAAATCAAGTTTTGGGAAGTACAAAGAAACATATGAATAAAGTCTGAGTTTTAGTCTGGCAATATCTTCGTTGAGTTTTAAATAAAGCCTTGTAAGATTACGTAGTTCACTAATGATATATGAGTTATTAACAAAAGGAACTAAAGAATCAGGAAATTTAGAAGCAATATCAAAAATAAGTTTAGCATCAATTTTGTCAGTTTTAGGACGATTGAGAATTTTACGATAAAGCTTCATGTTGTCAGTTTTAACCCAAAAGACAGGAATATGATTTTGAAAAAAGTAGTTTGCAACATCAAAAGAATAAACACCAGTAGATTCAAGAACAAGGATAAAGTCAGAAGAAGAACTAGATGCTTTGTTAAATAAGTCAAAAATGCCTTGAGGAGAGTTATCAACAAAACCTTTACCGATAAAATCAGAGTAAAAAGACAGAGAGCTCTTTGAAACATCAATAGCTAAAATAGCCATAGAAATCACCTCGGTATTGAGTACACCCTTACAACCTCGCGGTATATAAGAATACGAGGTAAAACATTTTCCGGCAAGTAAAAAAGTGTACTCTAGTTAGGCAATCTTATTTAAGAGACCTAAGTCTCAAGGAGGAGAAACCTGAAACTATTTTACCAGAAGTGCTTGATAATGAACAAAATAGTTAAAAATTAACTATTTTTAACTATTTAAAATTACATAACACTATTTACTTTTCAATGACCAATTTATACTTTTTTCTAAACTAATTATACGAGAATTCCTGTAAGGAAAAATAGAGGTTGAAAAAATATCGCCTCCTGATAATATATAATTAACCACACACAAAAACCAGGAGGCGATACGGATGAAACAGAAATCTATTAACAAAAAAATTTCAAGAATTTCTCAAGATACATTAATTGTAGGTATTGATTTGCAAAAAGAACTCATTGGGTCAGAATGATGGACTTTCATGGAATTGATTTGATTAAGCCTTTCAAAATCAATAATACCATAGATGGTATAAAAATGCTAGAAGAAAAAATTAAAAGTGTAAAGGCAGAAAACAAATTAAATTAAATAAAGTAATCTTGGGTATAGAACCTTCTGGACATTACTGGAAAGTATTAGCATGGCAGATGAAAATAAGCAAAGAAATAGATTATCTGGTAGGAGTAAATCCGTACCATGTAAAGAAAAGTAAAGAATTTGATGATAATTCTCCAGGTAAAAGTGACAGAAAAGATGCAGGCGTAATAGCTAGATTAATAAGGGATGGAAGATATTTTGACATATATTTGCCAAAAGATGTATATGGAGAGTTGAGGGTAATAACCACTTCTCGGAAGGGTCAATAAAGTTTTTAAAAACCCACCCATTTCCAAAAGAAATAATAGAAGTTGGGATAGAAAAAATAGAAAAAGTTTTGAAAGAATCTACAAATGGAAAAGATTGGAAAAATAGAGCACAGAAGATATATGAAGCAGCGAAAAAATCAATAGGAGTAAGAAAAGTTCAAAAAAGTGCAAAAATCAAATTGAGGATGTTATTAGAAGAAATAGAGTTTTTAACAAGTCAAATAGAAGAGTTAGAAAAAGAGATGGAGAAATTGGTGGAAGAAACGGAAGAAGGGGAATATATAAAAAGCGTGCCTGGAATTGGAGCAATAATGACAGCAATAATATTAGGAGAGGTAGGAGATATAAAAAGATAGCTGGAAAGAAATAAGAAAATTAGCTGGATTAAATCTGTATGAAATAAGTTCGGGAGAACATAAGGGTAAAACACGAATAACAAAAAGAGGAAGACCATTACTCAGAAAAATAATATATCTGATGGCACAAACAACATTAAAACATAATCATGAAATAAGGAAAAAATATGAACAACTTAGGAGAAGAGAAAAGAATCCATTAAAAGTAGTACAAGCGTTAATAGCATATAGGGCTGAAAATGATAAGGATAGTATTTAAACTAGCAAAAAGTAAGATAAAGTACGAACCAGAGAAAGTTTATGTATAGGTGAGAAGGCAGTATCTCTCCATTAGGAGAAAATCCAGGATACGAGAACAAGCAAACTCACCATACCTCAAATAGGACGAAGGAATGTTAGGACGGTAAACGATCCTGATGGACATAAGAGGGTTAGTTTGAGGGGAAAATGGTGAGATAGTATTAAAAAATACAAATGGTAAGGAGGTATTTGATTTAACATAAAGGTTAACTAAAGATAGGTAAAAAAACAGCTGAAAAAAGAAAGTAACTAATTAACTCTTTTTAAAAATAAAAGGGAAAGAATGATATTTTCAAAAAATTAAGAAAAAACAAGTTTCAGAAAGCTAATTAAAAATATTTCTTTGAAGAGGGGAAAATGGTGAGATAGTATTAAAAAATACAAATGGTAAGGAGGTATTTGATTTAACATAAAGGTTAACTAAAGATAGGTAAAAAAACAGCTGAAAAAAGAAAGTAACTAATTAACTCTTTTTAAAAATAAAAGGGAAAGAATGATATTTTCAAAAAATTAAGAAAAAACAAGTTTCAGAAAGCTAATTAAAAATATTTCTTTGAAGAGGAGGAGATTTGAATGAATCCAAAACGCATTAAACGCCTGAATATACTAGTTATGAAAGGCAGCTTAACATGGCTTTACTATAGGTTGAGAAAGATATTTAATTGGAACGAGCTGTAGGAAACCACATGGGAGTATATATATGAAGATTGCATCTATTATGAACCGCGCGCAATTGCTATATTTGATGATTACCACCCGTTTGATAAATTCAGGCATATCACTTAGAAATATCCCTTCTGTTTTATATTCATGCCAAATAGAAATATTGTTATAGACACATAGTATGTTCCACTGCGTTATGATATATGCAGTTTAATACGCAGTCTTGTGGAAGAATATAAGATGACAGATCAAATGATTGTTAACTGCCTTAATTTTTTAGGTATAAAACCTTATGAACATACAAGATCTAAAGAGTTTACGTTGAGGAATATAAGATATTTAAGGTATCAAGTGTGCAATATAAAGAAGGACAAAGCGGAATGGTAGGCTATACAAAGCAGTAGGTAATAATAAATGAAATATGAAAGAGCAACTGTTTAAATATTACACCAGGTACTGATAATATGAACAACATCAACTAACTCATAGCACGTGAAGTAAAAGTGTAATAGTAGAATAAAGCCAAGAAATAATATAGTTGTATATATTAATTTGAATTTCTTGAATTGGGATGCTTAAAATAAAAGAAAATACAATAGTTAAATAAAACAAAAGCCCTCCAAAAACGGAGGTTTTTTGTGTCTGCCTCTACGTAACAAAAGCGTAACGTTCTAAAGGCTTATAAATAAAAGGTTTATAAATACCCCGTGGAAACTAGATGTGGTCTGGGCGGGCAGACCCCGAGAAAACCACGAGTTAAAAAAACGCTTATTTATTATATTTGACAACGTAGTCACCAAATTTTGTGGTGAATAAAATTTCTGTTGTTTCAAAATTAACAGTAATATGCTCGATTAAATTAATTAATAATTCTCTTGCTGTAGATCTATTTGTGAGTTCTTTTAATACACTTTGTTTTAAATGTTCAACTTCTTCAGTAGTTAATTCACGTAATGATTTTATTTGAGTGAGGGCTGAACGAATATCTTTTTCAAGCTTCATTTTTTCTCGTTCAAGTTCGTTTAATCGAATAAGGAGTTCATTTGAAAATGCTCCCATTTCAATTGCTTTTGTTATATTTTTAATCGCATTATTGACTTCATCAAGATTTTGTTGAAATGTTTTTAGGGCGGCAGGATTAAGTTTTTGTTTAATTTTTTTGTTAATTCTGCAAGTAAGTTCTTCTGTATCAAGGTGTTCAAAATGAGATTTCACAAAATTAATGACAATGTTTTCTAATTTGTCAGCTCCTATGCTGACTTTCTTATTATTATTTCGCCAACAGTAAGTGCAATAATAATATGCATTATTTCCCTGTCGAATGGCTCCAGAAAGTGGATGACCACAAATACCACATTGGACTAGTCCACGAAGAATATAATTTCTTCTTGCTGGTTTGTGTTTATTTTTTGACAACCTTTGTTGCACTTTAATAAATAAATCTTCATCAATAATTGCAATTTCTGGAGCTTCAACTTCAATAATTTCATTAAATGGATTGAACTTTCCCTTACCTCTGCGTTTATTAAAAATAATTTTACCAATGTATTTAGGGTTTTTGAGAATATCACGAACAGATTCAACGTTAAATTTCTGGCTCCTTCTAGGTTTATATCCATTATCATTCAGCCATCTAGCAATAGCTAAAAGAGTTTCACCTTTTGCAGCCATTTCAAACATCTTTCTTACTGCTTTGGCTTCATTTTCTTCAATGGCATATTTACTTTTTCCCTTTTCATCTTTTACAAATTTTAAACCAAAAGGAGGGTATCCTCCATGTACATAACCATCTTTCACAGTCTGTATAAGCCCCCTCATACTGTCCCGAGCTAGTTTTCTAGAATAATATTCAGCCATTCCTTCATATAGTGATTCGATAATTACACCTTCTGGAGAATCAGGAATATGCTCGGTGACAGAAATAAGTTCAATTCCAAGCTTACGGAATTGTTCTTTATAGTTTCTAGAAATTGTTCTATCTCTGGCAAGTCTTGCAAATTCCCAAACAATAACAGTTTCAAATTTTCCCAACTTTGCATCTGCAAGTAGTTGTTGTAATCCTGGCCGACGTGAAGAAAAGCCTGATATTGCTCTATCTTCATATCGGGCTACTATAATGTAATTATTCCGTTTTGCAAACTCCTCAATACGCGAAAATTGTGCTTCAATTGAGATATCTTGTTGCTGAGTCGAGGAATATCTTGCATATGCTGCGGCACGTTTCATTTTAACGCTCCTGAGGTTTTGTTTTTTTACGGTAAGTCTCAATTAGATTTATTAGAGGCATTATTATAGGTTTGTTTCCGGATTGAGAAGTAAAAGATATGATAAGACTTCTCACAATCATTAATAAATTAGCAACTCCGCTTGTTGAACATAAATGTACAAATTTTTCATCAGTTAATGTTTTATCTGCGGTAAATATGCCTGAAATAGAACAATTAATCTTTAATGGTACTTTTCTACCTGCCTTACCTTTTAATTGCAATTTTAAATCAATACGTGCAAAATTCTTTTCATCATCATTCCTAGAAGCTTTTTCTAACTTTCCAATTTTGGGTTCTATAGTAATTAAATAATCGATATTTTCATTATTTTCCAAAGAAACTTTATATTCAAAATTGGTAATCCTATAATCCACGAACTCAAGGCTACTTTTTACAGCATTAAAATTCATGCGGAAAGTTCCTCCTCCCAAATCTTGTCATCGGGATTAATCTTATAGTTTTTGACTGATTCTAAAATATTATCATTTACCTTTATTTTAAATTTCTCTTCCTTTGGAGTCAAATCATTTATTTTTATTTCTGCATCAAGTGCTTTTAAAACTTTAAAAAGAAATTTCAAAGTTGGGTTAGTGCTCATACTTTCTAATCTTGAAATTGCACTTTGTTTAGTTCCAAGTTTTTTGGCAAGCTCTTTTTGCGTAATTCCTTTTTTCATCCTTAATTTAACAATCTGTGTTACAAGATTGATGAGAAAATTTTCAAATTCTTCTTCTTCGTCCGCTGCTCTTAATCTAAATCTTTCTAACTCATCATTTTCTATAAGTTCTTTTAATGTTTTTCTATTCAAAAATTCTTGTGAGTTTTTCATATCCAATCACACTCCCTTTTTAAAATTTCTAATTTGTTGCGAGCCGATTCTAATCGTTTCGCTTCGCGTTCTGTTTTATATTCTGCATCAAGAATTAATATATTATCATTGTCAGGATAAATTGTAAAATAAACTCTAAAGACACCTTTTTTACTTTGTTTTGGTACTCTAAGTTCATAAAAATTATCATCTAATTCAACAAATGTTTTGTTTTTATGCGGATAACTTGTTTCTTCCTTTATTTTGTTGTAAACATAAGTAGCTCCTATTTCATTCATTAGATTGAGTTCAATTTTAAGTTTTTTATGATGATTTTTGTTTATTCTTCTAAAATCTTCTTCAATAAGATCTCTAAGTTTTTTGGATTTTTGTTCATTATCATCAGGGTAATATCTTATATGTTCCATAAACCCTCCTAATTTATTATATAACATATATGTTATATTTATGGCGTTTTTTCATAACATTAACAGTTTCTTTACTCATTCTTTACATACACTCCTTTAGACAAACTCGTACGCGTTTATAGAATGCGGTGGATAAATTTCTACTTTTCAAACTTTGCTAATTTCATTCTTAACTTGTAATGTTCATGCTCTAATTGTTTTAACTTTCTTTCATTGTTGGTCTTAGACATTTTTTCTTCTAATTTAATAAGTTTCTTTTTAAGCTTACCATATATGCGCGAACGTCCCCAACGTATAAATAAGAAACCGACTATAATTTCTATAACTCCAATTACAACACCAATTATGGTAAATAAATATAACAATCCTTGAATAACCATAATTACACCAAAAAATCTTGGAAAAATTAATGCAAACATTAAAGGAATTAAAGCTGAAAATAGCAATGTAGTTAAAGATAAACCAGCAATTAATGCTGAAATGTCACTCATGTTATCCCCCCCTTGAAATGATTTAACTACTTGGAAAGAATCGAAGGAGTTTCTAAAAGGATCTTTAAAATCTCAAATTCCTTTGTTTTTCTGTATTCTTCTCTAACAGTTTTATCTCGAATATCGCTTAACGTTAATAAATCTTCTTTTTGCTTGTTATTAACTAAATGAGAAAGATAAAAATAATGAGTAGCAGCAATGTAATTGCGTTTGTGTAAATAAATAACTCCTCGATTAAAATAAATATAAGATTTTACAACAAAAGCACTCGAATTCATTTCGGTTAAATATTTTAAATTAGCAAACAAAAAATTATTAATATCTTCATAGTAATTGAAAAACCCCATTGATTCTAAAAAAACACCTAAGTTATTCATATATAAAAATATATCCAGTTAATTGAATTTGAATCAGTTAGTCTAAAAGCATTAGTGACACTTTCATAGTAAGGCAAATAAATAAAAACTGCTTCTTTTACATTATGTGTTAAATCAAATTTATTCCAACCTTCTTTAATTGCCAAATAAAAATCACTTGACAAGCCAAAAAAACCTTCTGTAACTTTTTGTTCTACATCGTTTTCGACAATTAACTTACTTAAATACTGTCCAGTTTTGCCAAATACAAACTGAGATCGAGAATAGTATATATTTTCTGAATAAGATAATATAGATTTTAATTCTTCTGAAGAAATAGTTAATTCACCAAATAAGCTAAGTGAGAAAATCAAAACACTTATGAAAATCAGTAATTTATAACTTGACTTCATACCTCCACCCCCCGTTATTTCAAAACTTTTTTTGGTGGTTTACTCATAATTTCTTTAACTACACCATGGATGATAAATCTATCATCTGGTTCAACTATTATTGGCAAATATACAGGATTCTCAGAGAGTAGCATAACTTTATTATCTTCTTTGATATACCATTTCACGTAAATCCAACCATCGTAAGTACAAACAATCATATCTCCGTTAAACGCATGAGGTTGTTTCTTGACAAACAAAACAGAACCATCTGGAGCAACGGGCTGCATACTATCCCCTACAACTCTAACGGCAAAATCTACATCTTTGCTAATGGCCGTTACTTCACCAATAACATAAATATCATCTGGAAAAGCACCATTGCCAGCAGAAACAGGAGCTGAATATAAAGGCACAGTTTTAAATTCAACATCAACAAATTCAACCTCTGATTGTCCTGGGTGATCTGAAAAAAAGTAGTCAATAGGCACTTCGAAAAAATCGGCAAGAGCTTTTAAAACTTCAACTGAAGGTGTAGCCTTTCCACTTTCGTATGCAGATATTGTTCGTTGCCCGACATTAATTACTTTTCCAAGCTGTTCCTGAGTCAAACCTTTTTGTAATCTCAAAAATTTAATTTTTTCACCAATGTTCATCATTTTATCACCACTTAGTATTTTTATTTCTAAAACAATTGTACCCCATAGAATTAAAAATGGATATTAAAACCAACAACATATCTAAATTTACATAATAGAAAAATATATTTTACTTAAAATTTACAATAATAGTATTGAAATTTCTAAATTAAATATGTTATGCTATGTATAGAAATAAAAATTCTATACAATAAGAAATAAAAATTCTGGTCTTTGAAAAGTGAATATTGATTTTAGAAACATGATGGAGGTGAAAAAAATGACATTACGAGACTTGCGAGTCAAAAAAGGACTTAATCAAACTGAACTTGCCAAACTTGTGGGTGTGGCTCAAAGAACAATAAGTGCATATGAAATAGGACAAGCAAGACCATCTTTAGATGTAATCATAAAACTCGCAAAAGTTCTCGGGGTTAGCGTCGAGGAAATATACGAAGCACTTCCCAAAAAAGAGGGGGCGAAATTATGAGTGAATTTGGTGATATTTATGATGTGCTTGTGGAATACATTTTAGACCATTATCGAATGGAGATTGACCGCTTAGCTTTCCCCGATTTTTACAAAGGGGGTGAGGAAGATGTTGAAGCCGAAAGTGCTGGTGGAACACACAAGAATAAGCAAACAGGTGATGGAAAATACAGAAACAATAGCAAGCATGGCAATAGTAAAAGACGAGCTGTTAAGAGAGTTCGATAAATGGGAGGTAGTTGAAGATGAGCTTAAAGAACAAATTAAGCGTTGGATGGATGAATATCCTGAAGCGTATAGCTTACTTAAGTGGATACTCTACAAAATCGAAGAAATTGACAAGCACCAAGATGAAACCATTGAAAAAGTTATTGAAAGAGTTATAAAAACCTTGCTAAACAATCAGATGGCAAACGGGCTCTGGAAAGCTTATGAACCAAAGGGAAATTACTATAAAAAAGCTGCATTTAGAGCACCGTTATTTGATAAATAGGAGGGGATGTTATGAATGATTACATTAACTTCTTAAAAGCACTAGACAGAGAAATAGAAAAAAGCTCCCCTGAGCATAGGGAGCAAATAAAAATCCTTTTTCTTCAAGCATGGTATAACACGTTTCCAAACAATAGTATAGCACAATTCATGGAGAATTTCAAGAAAATTAGGTACAAATTCTCGCGAGAGATCCGATATGAAGCCGCAAAAGTATCAGGAAGAGCATTGAATCATATTAGTCAGGAGGTGAAAGCATGAGAATTTCCACAACCAAAATGACGTATGAAGAATGGAAACAACAACGACGAAAAGGAATTGGGGGGTCTGATGCAGCTGCTGCCTTAGGATTATCCAGATGGAAAAGTCCTTTGAGATTATACCTTGAAAAAATCGGGGAAATTGAAAGCGATGTTGATACAGAGGCGGCATACTGGGGAAACATTCTTGAAGACATAGTTGCAAAAGAATTTGAAAAAAGAACGGGTAAAAAAACACAAAGAGTTAATGCTATTCTAATCCATCCAGATCATGAATGGATGATAGCTAACATAGACAGAAAAGTTGTAGGTGAAAGTGCGATCCTGGAATGTAAAACTACTTCTACCTGGAATAAAGATGAATGGAAAGATGATGAAATCCCACAAGAATATATTATCCAGCTTCAACACTATCTGGCAGTTACGGGATATGAAAAAGCATACATTGCAGTTCTAATAGGTGGAAATAAGTTTGTCTGGAAAGAGTTGGGAAGAGACGAAGAACTTATCAACATGATCATTGAAGGAGAACAGAGATTCTGGGAAATGGTTGAAAACAGGACACCACCAGAACTTGATGGCAGCCAAGATGCTAATGCGATTCTGGAGTATCTCTATCCAAAAGCTGAGGAAGGAACTTCCATAGAACTTCCAGCATATGAATCGCTTGTAGATGAAATTGTATCACTCAATAAGCAAATAAAACAACTTGAGGAATTAAAAGCGGAAAAAGAAAACAAACTGAAAGAAGCAATAGGAGAGCATGAAACAGCTATTGTTGGAAAGTACAAAATCACCTGGAAAAATATCACGTCCAATAGATTTGATAGTAGAACCTTTAAGAAAGAATATCCAGATTTATATGCGAAATTTGTTAAAACATCAACTTATAGAAGATTTTCAATTAAAGAAGAATAGGAGGGGTTAATATGGCAAATGTTAACGAGGTTAAAAATAAGCTTGCTAAAAAAGAAGGGACCAAAACTCCGAATCCCAAGTCCAATACAATTCGCACTCTTCTAGAACGGATGAAACCCGAACTTGCAAAGGTGCTCCCCAAACACCTCGAACCAGATCGAATTCTACGCATAGCATTAACAGAAATCAGGAGAAATCCCAAACTTCTGGATGCTTCACGAGAATCGCTGCTCGGTGCGGTCATGTTATCGGCGCAGCTTGGATTGGAGCCTGGCCCACTAGGTCACTGTTACATTATACCATATTATAACTCAAAAACAAAATCATATGAAGTCCAATTCCAACTAGGATACAAAGGAATGTTAGATCTGGTAAGAAGATCAGGACAAATTGAAATGATTGACGCTCATGTAGTCTATGAAAATGATGAATTCGATTATCAATATGGACTAGAACCAAAGTTGTATCACAAGCCATCTTTAAAAACCAGAGGAAAGCCAATTGCAGTGTATGCGATAGCAAAATTTAAAGACGGTGGTTTTAGCTATCTTGTAATGTCCATTGAAGATATTGAGAAAATTAGAAAACGAAGTAAGACACCAGATAATGGTCCGTGGGTAACAGATTGGGAAGCAATGGCAAAAAAGACAGTTATCAAACAATTATGTAAGTACTTACCGCTTAGTATTGAAGTTCAAAGAAATATTGCAGTTGATGAAACAACAAAGAAAGTAAATGAAGATTTTGAATCACCTGAAGAGATACTAGATCAACCAGATGAAACAGATTGGGACATTATCGATGTTGAACCAGAACAACAGCCAGAAGAAGAAAATCCACAAGAACAAAAAGAAATACCAAATCCATTTGTAAAAGAGTAGCTTGTTCCCTGCCCCGTAACGGGGTGGGGATATTTTATTCAAAGAGGTGATTATAATGGATATATACACGCTTGTGGGGAACTTCTGGGAAGAAGATATGCGGGCCCATTTTACACCAAATGCTACAAGATTATATTTTTTTCTTGTTAACGAAGCCAATAAAAGATTTTGGAAAGGGCCGTTATATCTCACCTGGAGTTACCTGCAGGGAGCCCTGGGGATTCACCGCGATACTCTTTCGCGGGCGATCTCTGACTTGAAGAGCCGGGGCTTAATCGAGTATAAAAAGATAAAAGGAAAATCTACGTTCTGGTTTCCACAGTTGGATAATCCAACTACGGGCCCAACCAAAAATAAAACAACAATGTTAACAAAGTTGGATAATCCAACTACGGGCCCAACCACCAATCCAACTACGGGCCCAACCGCTGAATATATTAATAATAAATATATAATACAAGAATACAAGAATACAAAAGACAATAAAGAAAGTAATAAAGAATTCCCTAACGGGAATTCTGTGACTCCCGTCACGAATAATCCACCAAAGTGGTATCTCAATCTAGACGAAAGAAAAAAAGACATAGTAGATACTTGGAGAACACTTATCGGGCCATTTGATCCGAAATGGCTACCAATGGTGGATAAGACTTTACAAGCTTGTTACCCGGCCCAGATAAAGAATGCAATAGTAACGCTTGCAAAAACCAAAGCGGAAGTAATGCAAGAGCAGGGCTTCGAATATGTTATGGAGCCGCTGCTCCGGGGGGCGTTCGGGAGACGTTCTAAGAAAAAGAAGCAAACTCCTACAGGATTTGCTAGTAAATTGACGGGATTAAAGCAATTCCTGGAAGAGGGGGGAGATGATGCTTAATAAAAAGACTTTTGCCGCCGGGATAGCACTACTCGCGAGCGTATACGAAAAGCTCGAGCGAATCACGACGGATAAATTCCTAAGCGAGCAATGGTATAGAATGCTTTCCGATTTATCTGATGAACAATTTAAGTATGCCATAGAAGTTTTGGTCAAGACTCAGAAATATGCTCCAACTATCTCAGAAATCAGAGAAAAGGCCGTGGAATTCAATCACCAGGCGGAATTAACCGCCGAAGAAGCCTGGGCTCTTGTGTATTTAGATGTACACAAGAAAGGATATTACAACGAACCACACTATGATGATTGGAAAGTGGAAGCTGCCAAAAATGCGATAGGTTGGCATACACTATGCGATATGACTGAAGAGACAAAAGGGGTAATAAGAGCACACTTTATGAGAATTTATGACAGCTTGAAGAATAGAGAAAAAACTGCTGAAGCAATTCAAAATCCACAATTAAGAGAATTAGTTCAGACTTTAGCCCTAGCTTTTGCACCAAGAGCAACACAACCAGCCTTACCAGCACCTGAAGATGATTAGAATTGATTTAAAGAGTAAGGAGTGATAACATGTGGATAATTGCGTTGTTGATTATAATAACGATTTTCTACATGGCAATGTTAGATGTAGCCGCAAGAGCAGATGAAGAAGCAGAAAGGGAAAGACAAAAGGTTGAGTTAAGAGGAATTTACGTAGAGCCCAAACGAAAGAGAAAGCATAAATCAGTTGGAGAAAAGATACTTGAAAATTATGAAAGAAAGAAGGGGGAAAAGTGGGAAAAAGCCAAAGAAGAAAAGGATACAGGGGCGAAAATCAGTTAGTAAACTACTTCAAACAATACAATCTCACAGTCAAAAGAATTCCACTTTCTGGAGCAACTGAATATAAAAAGGGAGATATTGAGATAGAAGGATACACAGGCGAGGTAAAACTTAGAAAAAACGGTTTCAAAGAACTATACAAATGGCTGGAAAACGCAGATGTACTCTTTGTAAAAGCTGATAGAAAACCATATTTAGTAGTTATGCCAGTAGATTTATTAAGAGACATGCTGTTGACTATAAAAAGGGGGGAATAATATGAATCGCAGGGCTCGGAAAGTTTACAAAGCACTTGTCAACTACTTGGAAGACCAGCTTGAGAGCATGCTCAGAAATCTTTCCCCAGAAGAACAAATAACATTTCTGAAACAAAGAATTCCACTTGAAGATAAATTTCTAGACACAGTAGTTGAATTTTTAGAAAGTCATCCTGATAAATACAGATATGAGTATTTCAGAGCATACCTAAACAAACGACGCTTAAAATTTCCAAAAGAATTTCTTGTAGCATATGATAGAGCATATCGTTTAAAGAATGAATATTTCTTAGAGGAGGTAATATAATGTGGATTGAGGGTGTGAGTTTTACAAGAAAAAGCAAACTAAAGCAATTCCTACACGAACTTATGCAAATGGAATTTGAGGACGTTACCATCATCGTAAGGGGGGAGAGCAAATATGAGCAATTCCAAAAAATACTCCATAGGTATAACATCAAAAAAAGCGATAATACACACAGAAGACATAGATACAGCGAAAAGAATACTAGATAAATTGTTTGTGCCAACTCTGATTAACGTTGACAATGAACATGCTGTGGATATCAGATCAATCAAAAACGTAATCATAACAATACAGTTGGAGGGTGATATTCAGAAGGTAAATCTAAAAGAAAAACTGGCGTATTAGCCAGCCCGAAAGGGGGTTTTTCATGATTTCTACTTCAGATTATATCATCAAAGAACTTCAAAGGTACAAATCATATTGGCAATATATTCTGGACAAGAAAATACACTTAGACTTTGTAGACGGTGAAATTAAAATAATTTTAGCAAGATCTCCTGGAGGATATGTAGTTTTGAGCAAGCAGTCAATGAATCGTCCAGAAGTTTTAGACAGATTAACGATAGAAAAGAAAAGAAGGGTATGGAATAAAATACGGAGGATAGAATACTGGTTAAAACAATTATCATTGAGGGAACGTGAAGTAATCTTTTGGCGTTATATCCAGCACGACTTTGAACCAGCGGGGGTAATTCAAGAAACAAATTTAGGATTAAAATGGAAAACATTGTCATGGGAAGAAATAGCACAAAAATTACACTTAAATGTAGCAACGGTGAGGGAATATGCAAATAGGGCTTTAGAAAAATTAACGAATTTTACCGAAAATGCCTAGTTGTGTCGCAGGTTTTTGGTATAATATAGGTATAATCCATAAGTCTACTCAGTCGGGCTATGACCCGACTTTTTTATTGCACAATTATAATCGAAACTATAACAACTGACAAACCCCCACAAAAATGATATAATTCTTATAGAATCCATAAGTATGCGAAAATGCCGGGCAGTGGCCCGGTTTTGTTTTGTGAAAAATAGTTTACGTTTTCTTAATTGAATTTTTGTAATTTTTTAATGTTTAGTGGTATAATAAAAATGTAATTGTCCCGAGAGGGGGTGAGTAAGATGGGTAATAAAGACTCAAAAAATTTAAAAACAGAAATAAAAGAAGATAAAATTAGAATCAAAGCTAAGGTATTTCGTAAGTTAATGCTCTTAGCTTTATTTTACGTTGCTGATGGTAAATTAGATGGGAGAACAAAGTTGCAAAAAAATTCCTTTCTTTTTCTTAAAAGAAGCTCTCAAAAGCGAAAAGTTAAATAGTCCTATTTTTAATTATATTAATTATGAACATGGACCTTATAGTAAGGAAATGTATGAAGATGTCGAATACATGGAAATGCTAGAATTAGTAGAATCAAAAAATAAAGAAATTGAGTTGCATTCTGATCAAACTATTACAAACCAACAGATTTTTGTTTTAACTGATCTTGGTAAAAAAACCGCACAACATGTCTATAAATTTTTAAAAATTGCTGCTCCAGAAACAACAGAGATTCTTGAAAAAGTGGTTAAACAATATAAAAACTTAACAAATACACAACTTAAAAATATGTCTCATGAAACTGAAGAATATAAACAAACAAAATACGCAGAAAATATTTATTCGGTAAAAGATAATGCAGTTGTTGAGTTTGAAAAAACTTGGGAAGAATTGGAAAAAATTGACGAAGAGGTAACCGACGAAATTGAAGAATTAACTTTAGCTTTTGATGATGAGTTTATAGATTTATTAAATCAATCATTTGAAGAACTAGAGTCTCCAACATTTGATAATTCTAATTCACTTGGTGATTCAAATGGCATTTGAATTTGCCATAATAACAAATTCTGGGAAAAATTCTCTAAAAAAATTTAAAAACAATAAATCAACAATAGAAAGATTTAAATCTTTAGTAGAAATTGCTAAACAATGTGTCGAAGGAAAAGTTATAAAGTTATCTCATTTAAGTAAATTATTCCCGGATTTTAAGGATATGCTATGGCGAGTTAAAAAAAAGGATTACAAGAAAGAATAATTTTTGTTCATAATGAAAAGACAAATGTTGGTTTTTTAGTTTATTTTTTTCTTCGGGGAAAAGTTGGTGGTAATGAGAATCAAGAATATATGAAACTTGCTAAAAAGTCTGATATTGCTCAAGCTAAAAATTATAATAATTTAGCAAATGATCCTAGAAACGAAGTATTTGAAGATTACATAATTACAATAAAATAAGAAAATTATGGGGCCAAAAGCCCCATTTTTTATTGCCAAATTATAATCTAGACTATAAAAGTTAGAGTGTGTCATTATGATAAAGCTTACATCATTAATTATACCTGCCAGTGTTCACTCCTTGGGGTTCCGTCCACCAAGGGAAAGTGCACTGGCTTTTTTATACCGTTTTATTGGAAAACGAAAATCACCAATATTCGTGTTATTTCAGAACGGTAGCGGGGATTTAGATAAAGAGCTTGCCCGCTGTGGGAAAGGGGCGTGGGTTTGTGAATATCAAAACACTTAAGATTAACGGTTTTGAATATGAAGTGCAGTATCATGATGATTTAGGTGGCGACATGGTTGGCAACATTGATTATGTCGAGGGAATAATCAACGTAGAAAAGCACTCTAATAAAGGAATGCTTTTAACACTATTACACGAGGCGGTTCATGCAATACTGTTTTCAGCTGGATTGAATAACGTTGATGATGATGAACACGACGAACAACTAGTACAAGCTTTAGCACATGGGATTTTTACATTGATTAAAGATAATCCCAAACTTATCGAACTTATCAAGCAGGGGTGATGAATAGATAAACGCGGGCGCGTTTGTCTAATGGATCGAACAAATTTGGTCGAAGGGAGCGATAAGATGGGATAGGATCTATTCCGAGAGTTATAAGAGATTATGTTCACAAACGGGATAAAGAAAAATGTAGGCTGTGTGGGCGGTATGTAAACGGAACAGGGCAAATACATCATCTATTCAGAAGAAATGCAACCATACCACCAGAGCATGAAATCCCTTGGGTTCCGAGAAATAATCATCCGTATAATCTTGTTTTGTTATGCCCGGAGTGTCACCTGAAAATTCATAAAGGGCTAAAAATAGATGCAGATCTTTTCATTAAACAAAACAAAAAGAAAAAACTTACAAAAGGAATCAGAAAGTGGGTGGAAGAGCATGAAGTGGGAAGAGTTGGATCAGGAACTGATGCTGGATGAACTATCGGCCGAAGAACTTGCTCAAATTTCAATCCAGGAAGCACAGATGAGAATGCAGAATAACATAAATTTACTTGCAAAGATAAACAACTTACTTCTGGAAGCCACGAACGAACTTGGCAAGTGGCGGATTATAGTCGAGAAGTTGAAGCACACGAAGAATACGATCATAGAACAGAATAGGGCGTTGAAAGAGATCTTGAAAGGGGAGAAGTGGTAAGTGTCGAAGTGTCGAATTTAGAAAACAAGTGTCGAAGTGTCGAACACAAAGAAGGTGATTAATATGTACAATGCTCGATGTAAAGTTTGTAATTCACAATACAAAGAATTGATAGAAGAAAGGTATCAACAAGGGGAAAGTGCTCTGACAATTTCCAAATGGTTATTCTCTGAATTTGGAGAAAGTATAAGTGATCGAGCTATAAGAAATCATATGAACAAACACTTCAACGTAAAAGAAGTTGTCCAGAAAGAGTATCTCAAAAAGAAATCGGACAATCCAGAAAAGCGAATGAAAAAATTTGTTGAGGAAGAGCTGGACGAGATAGAAGAACTTGATTCTATTATGCGGGAATCAAAAGAACTCCGCAAAATTGCATTTGAAAGGATAAAAGAAGCAACACGTCCAAGATCTGTAGAAGTATGGAATTCTACATGGAGCAATGCATCGAGAGAGGCAATTAGAGCAATGAAAATGAAAATGGAGAAGCTCGGTACTACTGCAAAAGATGATTTGGTGAAACTACTCAAGGAGATGTGGGAGGATGAGAACGTGGAAGAATGATCCAGTACTATTTGCAGAAAAGTTTTTCAACTGGAAGGCCCACGAAGCCCAAAAAATCATTTTAAGAGCAAAAGGTCAAGTCATAACCATAGCAGCCGGGCGACGATTTGGAAAATCCGAAGCAATGGCGATAGATGCTTTGTTTTTTTCTTTCAAACATCCGCAGACAATCCAATTTATTATCGCGCCCACTTATGATCAATCGACGGTTATTTTTGAAACAATGCTAAAATTTCTTTCAAAATCTCCATGGCAAGGGTTAATTGAAAAGATTAAATACTCACCGTATCCAATTTTAAAGTTTTTTCATAATTCAGAAATACATGCAAGATCTGCAGAAAAATATCATAATCTGAGAGGTCGAAAAGCGCATAGAGTTATCCTGGACGAGGCCGCGTTCATCAAGGATGAAGCTGTTTATGAAGTCATCGAGCCGATGTTAGCTGACTTCAATGGTCAAATGATCAAGATATCGACTCCATATGGCAAGAATCACTTCTGGGAAACATACATGAAGGGGTTAGAAGGAGTTCCGGGATATGTGTCATTCCAATTTCCATCAAGTGCTAATCCATATATCTCGCATGAATTTTTAGAATCAAAGAAACAAGAATACGGTGAAAGTTCCCTGCGATGGAGAATTGAATATCTTGCAGAGTTCATCGAAGACCAAGATCTTGTATTCCCATGGCATTTGATCGATGCTGTCGTCGAAGATTATCAGGTGCCAATTTTCAGGGAAGATAATAGCAATTATTACATGGGAGTTGATATCGCGAAATACGAAGACTGGACCGTGATCGTTGTTTTAAATCAAGATGGCAAATTAGTATATTTCGAACGTTTCAATCGCAAACCATGGAGTTATGTAATAAACAGGATTATCGACGTGCAAAGGCAATACAATGCAAGCGGATATATAGATGCAACGGGCGTCGGAGATCCAATCTGGGAAGCGTTAACCGAAAAGGGCGTTTACCTGGAGCCATTTAAATTTAGTTCGCAAAGCAAACAACAACTGATCGATAATCTGCGCGGGCAGATGGAAAATCAAGCAATTATAATTCCAAGAATACCAGAACTAATCGACGAGCTGAGATTTTTCGAGTACGAGATAAGGCCTACTGGAACGATGAAGCTTGAAGCACGTTATGGTTACCACGATGATTGTGTTATGGCTTTAGCACTTGCAGCCTGGAGTCGAACTAGAAGAAACGAAGCTTTCAGTACACAATTGGATATTCTGTGAGGTGAGATAGATGAAAAATTACCAGGAATTGTTTGATCTGTTTTACGGAGAATATTCACCAGAATATTGCTCGCAAAAGCAATTGTTTATCGATTACGATAGCAAAGGCAATATCAAGCATATAACCAAATCTCTGGTGGATTACGCTTACGAGATAATCACGACCGATTATAACTTGATATTTGGAGACCAATTTGAAATTTATGTTCCGGAAAATGAACCCGCTACAAATAGATTGCAGGAACTATTATCAAAAAACGATTTCAACAAACTTGCAAGGCTTTTTGTTATTCAGGGACTTATCCTGGGCGATACTGCTTTAAAATTAGGAAGAGACGACAATGGAAAAGTGCGCATTGGCATGGTTAATTTATTAAAAGGCACCTTAAATTATGAAATGGAGTATGGACAAATAACACAATGGATTTATGAGTATTCTATACGACATCAAGAAACATTTTTGAATGCGAAGGAAATCTACACAAGAGATAGAGTGCAGTTTTTTATAAACGATAAGTTAATAATGGACATACCGAATAGATATGGCGAGTTTTGGCTTATTCACGTAGCTAACAGTCCCAGCTTGCAGGACCCTGTCTGGGGCGAATCCGAATTGGAAAGGATTGGAGACACGATAGATGAGATGAATTCAACACTATCCAGGATATCTGCAATTGAGGATATATATGCCAAACCAAGAATCATAGCAAGTGGAATTAGAGACGCTTCAAATCTGAAACAAGAACACAATGTTTGGGCTACTCCTGATAATGCAGAACTTAAGATCCTGGAATACAACGGAAATGTAATTCCGTCGATGTTGGAAAAATACGAGAAATTGGAAAACTATCTTAGAAACAAATGCCCGGAACTTATCTTAAACGATTTAGGAAATATATCAGGATATGCATTAAAGCTAAAACTTTCCAAACTAATCAAGAAAATTAAAAACTATAGATCTGTTTACTTTGACGGTATTAAGAAACTTGCAAAGCTTGCACTCGCAATGGACGGGGTTGTTGTTGACGAGGTTGCAATTAAAGTTGTTCCAGTTATTCCTGCAGATGAGGTTGAGGATCTTAACAAATGGCTTATGCTTATGCAATCGCAATTGGTCTCCAAACAAACAGTTGCTGAAGCTCTTGGATACGACTATAACGAAGAAGCCAGGAAAATAGAAGAAGAAAATGCCTGGTATATGGAGTTGATAGGAAATGAATCTAGACAAAAGATTGAACAGGAGTGAGAAGTACCTTATCAATCGCAATTTACGACTCTTAAAAGCTCTACTTGAAAGAATTATCGGTATGCTTGTAACAGGAGAAATGGGACAAAAAACTTTTAATTGGATACAGCTACAAATTGCTGCACAAGTTGAAGAATACATAAACGAATTTAAGCAATATCTTAGCAAAGAAACTTTATCGATATTTTCCTTATCAAGCAAAGTGGCATACGAAAGCATAAATATGCCTTTCAAGGGCGTTCCAACAAATGCAATGTTATGGTTTAATAGTAATTTCCTAAGCTTTGAAGAAACGATCATGCGAAATTATGCAGGAGATCTTATGAGAAAGATAGAAAACACCATAACGGCCGGGATAATTTCGGGAACTCCGACGGATGTGATTGCAAAGATTTTAGCAAAAGAAATCCCACCAAACGCAAAACGTAGAGTGCAAGTTATGGTAAGAGACCAATTAGGTCTTGCTATGCAACATGGTATATGGCAAACATATCAGGAATATCAGGATGTTATAAAGGCATACAGATGGTCTGGTCCCCAGGATAAAAGAACAACCAAATGGTGTAGAAACAGGTATAAACTTACACAACAAGAACCCTGGACTTATAATCAAATCCAGAAGTTTATTAAGACTAATCCTAAAAAGATAAAAGGAAGAGAAATAAGAGCGGATCATGGAACGTTCCTGCATCCCCATATCCAATGCAGGCATAGACTTTTAGCAATTCCAAAGTCACCAAAGTTAGTCGTAAATAAAGGCATAAAGGAGGTTTTAAGAGAGTAGTGGGGTGATAAAATGGCTGATGTGATGAAAGACAGGGTTTGGAAAAATGTTCCACCTGCAGGCTCTTCGAAACGTGAAGATATGCCGTCTCACGTGTTTTTAGATCCCGTAAACAAACGTTACCCATTTAAGAAATATGTTGATGGGAGATGGAAAGTCTCTTGCGCTGGACTTCTAGCTGCATACAGAAGGGCGACAATGAATAAAGATAATGATATTGTTAATAAAGCAAAGAGTTTAGCACAAAAATATAAATGTTCGTGGGCAAACAAAGAGTAAAAACAAAAGGAGGTATTTGGTATGAGCGAAAAGTTTAAGAGGAGCATTGACCTTCAACTCTTTGCAGAGGACGAGGGGGAGGTTAATGCAACTCAGCAGGAACAACCAGTAGAAAACACAAACCAAGAAGAAGCAATAAAAGACGATGGAGATCCTATTGAAGTATTAAGAGAAACAGCTATACAGCTGGGGCTCAATCCTGAAGATGTTGCAATTATGACAAAAAAGGAACTTCAAAGTCAAATTGATAAGGCTGTTACTCAGGCAATAAAAACAAGGGAAGAAAAACTCCGCAAGAAAGCTGAAATTGAGAAAATGAAAGAAAAAGGCCAGTATGAACAACTCTTAAGACAAGAAAGAAGAGAAGCTTTGGAGGACCTAAAGAATACGTATCTTCAAGCAAAAGGCTTACCCCTGGAATTTGGTGCATTAATCACAGTTGATCCACTCGTGGATAAATCGCTTTCCGAAGCAAAAGAAGAACTTGTAGAAGCAGTGGAATCCATAACAGCGAAAATAAACGAAATAATAGAAGCAAAAGTAAATGAAAGACTGAAAACTCTAGAATCTGGTACATTTACTAGCACCAAAAATGCAGAAAAAGTATTACCAAATGATCCGAAAGAAGCTTTAAGGCAATTGTTTACACAAAAAAAGAAATAAAAAGTAAAAGGAGGTAATGTGTATGGGAACAATAACCGGAATGGTGACAACCTATAATGTTGCGGAAAATAAAATTGATGTATCCCCCGTTCTTTCAATGCTTAAGCTTCCAAACACTCCATTATTGGATGCAATTGGTATAAGCAATGAAGCAGTCGAATCCACAAGGTACGAGTGGTGGGATGATGTACTTCCAGTGCTAAAAGTTCAGCTCGCAGCTGGATACACCGCTGGTGGTGGTTCTTTAACCGTTGAATCAGGCGCTGGAAAGAAATTTAAAGTTGGAAACGTGATCAAGGTCGAAGATTCCATCTACAGGATAACCGCAATTAACGGTGATGTTTTATCTATCGCAATCGTTGCAAACGACGCTAATCATTCAGCCGGAGTCGATGTAGAACTTATAGGAGACGCTCAAGTGGAAGGCCAGGACTATAACGATAGCAATTACGAGCAAAAAGTTAAAAGACACAACGTTACACAAATCTTTTCCGATTACGTAAAGTTCTCCGGTTCTCAGCTCGCCGTGAAACAATATGTGAATGAAGATGTATTTTTAAGCGAAGTACAAAGAAAACTTACAAAACTAAAAGTATTACTTGAAAGAAGTGCATGGCTCGGAGTAAGAGTTGATCCAAACGATAATTCCGTTCCAAGAATGATGGGTGGAGTTAAATACTTCATCGATAATGATGGTATAACAACAACTAACACATGGAGCGAAGATAACTTCAGAGCATTCTTAAAACTCATCTACGACAATGGTGGAAACATAGTCGAAGCATGGATGAACGCTTCTACAAAGCAATATTTCAATGCTCTCAACTCTGATAAATTAATCGTTACCCAGGACGAAAGAACCGCTGGAAGATTAGTCGATGGATATCTCTCAGAATACGGTCAAATCGCGTTAAGAACTTCTCCGCATATCCCAGAAAATATGATCATCGTTCTTGATCCAAGCAATTTAAAAATTAAACCACTCTCTGGAAGAGCAATGGCATACGAACCACTTGCAAAGACTGGAGATAGCGTAAAGGGCCAAATCGTCGGAGAATACACTCTTGAATTCAGAAATCCAGATGCAGCTGGAATATTCTATATCCAATAATCCGGCGGGGCTGATGCCCCCCCGGTTTTTGATAGCATAAGCTAAGGAGGGATGAAAATGAAATATGAATTTCTCGGAAATACGAAATTCGTGATCGTAGATGGCAAAGCATATCCCGTTAAAATAGCCGGGAACAAGAAATTTGTTGAGATTCCAGATGATGTAAAAATAAATGAGAAATTTTTGAAACCTATTGAAGCAAAACCAAATAAACAAACCGAAGGGAGCAAAACAAAGGGAGAATCCAAAAAATAAGGAAGTGGGATAAATGACAAATTTGGAATACCTTCGAATGCGGATCCCGGATAAAGACACACTCAATCCAATATTCTCGGATAATGAACTACAAGAAATCATTCAATTGAATACCGAAATTAAAGTTTTTGAAGCTGAGCAGGTAGATGTTGAAGGGACAATTTACAAGATACCTGCACAAAGGTTGGACGAAGACTATCAAGAAAGAGTTTTCTTGGATTTTTTAGATGTTTCAAACGAAATTACTTCTGGTTTTACGGTTAATAAACAGGTAGGTTGGATTATATTTGATGAGGGTATCACGGATAGGAACATTTACGTTCAAGCTAAGGTTATTAACTGGGATAACGTTTTAGCTGAATGCTACGAAAGTATTATGGGCGATATCAACAAGCTTAATTCATATTCTATTCAAAACGCTTCACAGCAGATGGATGATACAAAGGCACATCTTAGATATCTTGTAAATTACTACAGAAGTCCTCGAGGGTGGGACTTATGATTGAAGTCTCAGTTGACAAAAAGCAAATGGTTAAAATCAAACGATATTTAAATGATGATAGGTTTAAGCAAGTATTGGGAAAAGTGCTAATAGCTGCTGGAGTAGAGTTGGAAGATATGATAGTTTCCAACATACACGAACGAGCAAGCAATACTGGACGGTTAGGACAATCTTGGACTGTGAAAGATATAAGTTATGACAAAGTAAAAGTATTTACAAACTTACAATATGCTCCATTTGTAGAATATGGAACACGACCACATAGACCACCATTTGAACCGATTTTGAAATGGGTTCAACAAAAGTTACAAATCAAAGGTAGACAAAGCCGACATGTAGCTTGGGCAGTATGGTACAAAATAACACAAAAAGGTACAGAAGGAAAAAGTTATCTAAATGATGCAGTAAGAGATTTCAAATTATCCAAATGGATAGATGAACTAATAAGGACGTGGGAAAATGTTTAACACGGTAAGAAACCTTATAACTCAACTGGAAAACATTTTTGATAACGTTTCAATTGCAGATGATAGAGCACTGCAAAAAGCAAACAATGCAACCGTGTTTATTGACAAGATAATCCCGGAGTATCTTACGAGCACGAGAAAACGTTACACTTGCAACATGGCTATTTTATTTTCGGTTGATGGAACACCAGATCCAGCCTACGAAACGGCGGATACAAAGATAGCACAAATTGAATCAACATTAGATAGCTCTTTCGCTTATTATGAAATTTCCGAAATCCAATACAGCTATGTACAAAACCTGAAAAGATTGTTTATATTTATGCAAATAAGTTTTAAATGGGAAGAATAACGGAGGTGAGTTAAATGTATACAGGAGCCAAATCAAGTGTCTTGCTTGGGATTGAATCGAGTTTCGGGTCGGAAGCAACGGCTACATGGAAATTACCATTTAAAAGCGAAAGTCTAAACCATAAAGTTGAAGCAGTCAGATCAGAAGCATTATTAGGAACAAGGGGAATAAAGTCTCTCGCTCCTGGAAAATTAGGAGCTGAAGGAAGTCTAGATGTAGAGCTTTATCCAGAAACTGCAGGCGTTTTATTCTATCTTGCATTAGGAAAATCAGAGCTCGATGTTTCTCAAACAAAAATCACACCAATCGGTCTATCCGAAGAACTTCCAAGTGCAAGCATCGAAGTAAACCACAGTGGTCAGTCGTTTAAATATCTCGGAATGAAAATCAACCAGCTAAGATTTTCCGGCGCTGTTGGAGCAATACCATCCGTGACAGCTGATTTTATCGGAAAAGAAGAACAAAGCGGGTCTTTAACACAAGGGTCGTTAACTGTTCCTGGAGATGATCCATTCTATTTCAAAGAACTTAAGCTTTATACAGACCAATTCACAACGACTACAGATCTTTATTCAAGCATCGAACTTACAATCAATAACAATCTTGACTCCGACGATTACAGATTAGACGGAACAGGTAAAAGAAAAAGCTTAGAGCCAGGAACGCTGGAAATTACAGGCTCGCTTGATATTATTTTTGATAGTTCAGTGGTTTCGGGAGAATACGCGAGCTTTAAAAATTTCACTGAAGCAGCTATTGGAATCGAACTTGCAAAAGACGCAACAAACAAACTTACAATCTATATTCCAAGACTTCTCTTTTCAAACATGACACACGATATCTCCGGGCCTGATAAAATAATGTTCAGAGCTGAATTCACTGCATTAATCCCGTTGGCTGGTGAAATAATAGAAGTTGTAGATTATACTAACGGAACAGGATCATATTAAGGGGTGATTGAATGAGCCTTTTTGCAAGCAGTGAAACAGTGAAACTTTATATTAAGGATAAGAAAGTCGTGAATAAAGAGACTGACACATGGATTGAAGTTCCAAAAGAGCTTTCTGCAGAATTAAGAGAAGAAGCAATAACAATTTTCCAGAATTCAAAAATAGAGGTCACAAGAGATGGAAACGCGATACTGGATCTAGCCGCAGTAAATGCTATCCCATATAAATTCTTAGCTAAAGTCATCAAATCCTGGAGCGAAAGTGTACCTGTGACACTGGAAAACTTAAAGAAAGTGGAGGCGACTACCCTTTTGAATATTTGGATAAAGCTCCAGGAAATGTATAATTTGGGTGGTAGTAATGCTTTTGGAGTTTGAAGATGGAAGCTGGATTGAATACAAAAAATTAACCGTAAGGGGATATGAATTAATAAAACAAGGGAGAGTGATCGAAGCTCTCCCGTTTCACATTCTTAGATGGAGCGAAAACGCCCCCATAAATGCAAAGACTTGCGGAATGTTAAAACATCAAACAGTTGAATTATTGAAAAAGAAATTATTCGAAAGTGTTGAGCCAATGATAAAAATTGAAGGATACAAACTAAAACGCTGGCTAAATTTAATGCTTTCTGATGTTAAAATGGGAAATAATATTCCGGAAGAAGATAGACAAATGTATGACTTTATAAGAGAGAATTACTTTCAGTTCGTGCTTGCATATATAGATCACAAGGGGAACATAATAAATCTTCCAGAGCCTGGAGGAATTTTAGATCAGCCTGTAGACTGGATTGTCTTTTTAATAGCTTTTAAAACAGTCTTCGTGGAGAATCTTGCAAACAAGAATAACAAAGGCAGGTGATCAAGATGCCGCAAGAAACATTGGGAATAGTTATCAAAGCATCAGATTCAGCAAGTCCAGTATTAAAAAGTATTTCACAAAACCTTGATTCATTTCAAAAGAAAATAGAATATGCAAGGCAAAAACTTCAACAATTTTCAACTGCAATCAATACCGCAATAAAATACACAGCTGCGTTTACAGGAGCATTAGCGGGGGCTGTTACTTCATCAACCTATTTCGCTGCAAGGGTTGAAAAGTCATTCCAGAATGCAAGAACAATGATGAAGATGACACAAGAACAGGCTCAATCAATGCAAAAATCTTTAACTCAACTTTCATTGGTAAGTGGAAAATCATTAGATGAGTTAAATAATGCATTATATATGCTTGGTTCAGCGGGTGTAAGTGCTGATAATGCTCTCAACGTTTTAAAAGCTACTACAATTTCTTCAATCGCGGGCGCGACGGATTTAACAACTACATTTCAAAGTGCTATTTCTATCATCAATGCATATGGATTAAGTATAGATAATCTTTCCACGATATATGCAATGCAGTTTGAAGCAGTTAAGAAAGGATTACTCACATACGAAGAACTTGCACGAGACTTTGGTCAGCTGATTCCAGCAGCTAGAAACTTAGGAGTAAACCTGAAAGAAGCATTAGCAGGTTATACAGCATTAACGACAGCGGGCTTCAGATCTGCAGAAGCAGCAAATGCAGCAGAAGGAGCATTCATGGATATGCTCCAACAGGCTGATAAGTTTAAGGAATTAGGAATCTTCCTGTACGATGCAAATGGAAAGTTCGTAGGCCTAACAAAAGTGGTTGATCAACTAAGAAAAAAGCTTGAAGGACTTACAGATGATGAAAAACGAGCTTTCTTGCAACAATTAGCACTTTCCGAAACAGGCTCGAGAGCGTTGTTAACGTGGATCAACAATTATGAAAAATTTACAGATGTACTAAGCGGGATACGGGGTGATACAGAAGCTTTGAATGAAGCATATCAGCTGCAAACTCAATCCGTTTCGTACCTACTCGATAGATTAAAAGCCAGTATTGGAGCATTAAACATGGCATTCTTTAATGCAATAAGAACTGGCGTGGTTGATTTACTGCAAAAGATGATAGCAGGTGTAATTCAATTAACCAGATGGATTGATAAAAATAAAGAAACGGTAGGAAAAGCAGTATGGGCGCTTCTCAGGTTAGGTGCTACATTAATAAGCGTATTAATAGCTTTAAAACTGTTTACACAACTTGCACAAATAGGAACATTCTTACTTAATCCGTTTACATTAGCAGTTCTTGGTGTAGTGACTGCGTTATACAAGTTATGGCAATCAAAGAACGAAGGAAAGAGCTTTGCAGATTTCTTGCAATGGTTATGGCAAGGATTAGTGGGAATATTTACCAACATTATTAATTGGATTAAAAGCGTTAACTGGCAAAAGATTTGGGAAGACTTTATTGGCTTTTTCAGTTGGATTTGGCAAGGTATGAAATCAGGATTTAAAACGGTATGGAATTGGACTGTTACAGGATTAGAAAAATTATGGGACATAGTTTCATGGATAGGAAATAAAGCTTGGGAAGGTATTAAAACGACGTGGGATTGGATTGTAAATGGATTAACATGGTTATGGAACAACATTTTACAACCTATAGGTAAAAACGCATGGGAAACATTGCAAACAACATGGAATTGGATAGTGCAAGGAATCACATGGTTGTATGATAACATTCTAAAACCATTAGGAACAGCAACTTGGCAAACATTAAAAACAACTTGGGATTGGGCTATTACAGGTATTGAATGGTTCTGGAATAATGTCTTAAAACCAATAAGCGAAGCTACTTGGAGTGCAATAACTACTACATGGAATTGGGTTATATCAGGATTGGAATTTATAAAAGAGGTTATGAAATACTTCGGAAATGTTGTTAAAACAACTTGGGAAATAGCAGTTAAACTTACTGGCGATGTTATAGATTTCTTTAAAAAAGGTTTTGAACAAACTGGTGAAATTGCAGTAAAGAAAGAAGAAGTGGCAAAAGAAATTATGGATGATAAATCAACTCCGTGGTGGATGAAAATTTTAGCCTGGATGGGCTTATATTATGAACCAGGCTTTGCCGAAGGCGGATATACAGGTTCTGGTGGCAAATACGAACCAGCTGGAATAGTGCATAAAGGGGAATACGTTATTCCAAACAAAATAGTTAAAAAATATCCTGAACTTGTAGCTTTTCTTGAGAACATTAGATTAAAAGGCTACGCTGAAGGTGGACTGGTTGATTCTGTAATTGGCTATCTATTTAGAGGTGGAATAGGAGAAGATATAAAAGTAATTTCACAAATAATTTTACAAATAGCAGATATATTGAAAACTTCAAATCCAGAAATGGCCGAACAGTTGAAGCTCATAGCCGGAGAATTAAAAGAAGAAGAAAAACCTGGCACTAAAGAAGAAAAAGAGCTAACGTTTTTGGAAACGATAAGCAAATGGTACAAACAAGTTATCGAATCGGTACCGTTCATAAAAAAAGCAGTTGATAGCTTTGTTTCTTTGCTTGGAACATTGCAAAGCGTGCAACAATTATTGGATCCAATCGGAACAATTATTCAAGGAATATTTAATGTTTTATCTCCGTTAATTGAAAGCGCACTTCAACCGTTCGCACAATTATTGCTTGTTATTGGAAATACGTTAGGCGTTATACTTGCACCTGTTTTGGAACTTGTGGCACAAAGCCTACAATTTTTTGCAAGTATTCTTGTATGGGCTTATAATACGGTTATTGTTCCTGTCGCACGTGGGTTCTATATTGCATTTGCTATGATAGTTAATGGGTTCAATTGGCTATATAATAAAGTATCTGACGTAGTTAGGGGGATTACGTTCGGTGCGGTAGATATGGGAACAAGAGCCGTAAAATCGTTTAGTGATATCGTAAAGGAAGCAGAGGAAAAATTACCAGAAATTGAATTGGGTGAGTCACCAACCGCAGAAGCACAAATGAATGAATATGTCGCAAACGTTACACGTTCCGGGCCAGAAACGGTTTATAACATAGTAAATTTATACGCAAATGAAAGCTTTATAATGGACCATAGAACTAAATTTGAAGACTTCTTAGCAGAAACTATTCAGAAACTTATTGATACAGGACAAATAAAATTTGCATAATGCGGGCGTAAGCTCCCATTTTTTTAAGGAGGGATAACATGGTTCAGAGTATGGCAAAACCATCTGAAATACAAATAATAAAGTTAACAGATGACATGAAACAAGGTAAAGTAAAAGTTTCATATGCTTTTAATTACGGGATACAAGAAAAACAAATCGAAGAACACGTTGTGAGAGAAGATGGAACAACAGATGTTGAAACACGCACCGTTTACGAATATTACCAATACGTTGCAGATGCAGAATTTGACTTAATTCTAAAGCCGTTTATTCCAGAGTTACTGAAACAAATTTATAAACAGCTAGAACCAATTATTCAGGAACGATTGGATTTAGCAAGTGCAGAAATACCAAAAAACATCACACTTGAGGGGTGATAATTGATGGCATTACATAAAGAAAATTATGGGCTGATATACAACGACGACGGAAGTTTATGCACTACAATAAGAGCCGACGATATCCCTTTTGAAGGGATAAAATCTTTCGCGGTGGAAGAAGGGACGACAAATTTCTACCAAAATCCACTGTTTAAAGACGGACTTACTAACTGGGGATATTTCAACTGGTACCACTTGGGTGGAGTCGGCACTATTAGTGCTGTGAATATTGAAACACCATTTGGTGACACAGCTGTTTTAATGGACAATTCAACGTCAAGTGAAGATTTAGCCGTAACACAAACTGTTGCACTTCCAAATGATACATCAACCTATACAGCATCTGCGTGGGTAAAAAATCCTTCTTCTACATCATGTACGCTGCAGCTTTTCGCTGGTCTTGGTTACAAAACTTTAGCCACTATTCCTGCAAATTCGGGCTGGATGAGAGTCTCTGTCACGTTTAATCCTGGAGAATACACGAAATCAGCAATGCATCACTGGAAGATTCCTCCAGAAAGGAGGTTATATCTCACAGCCCTCCAAATTGAAGAAAAACCATTTGCTTCATCGTTTGTAGTAGGTTCGCGACCAAAAGGTAGACTTGTAATACCAGTCGAAGATTTGAAGTTTGATATAGCTAATGATGACTGGGTGATAAGTTACTGGAAGTATCCTGTTGCTACGAGTGATGATACACAGAATGGTTATAATTTATGTTCGTTAGGACAATATACTTCTGATAACTCAAAAGGATATATCTGGTGGGGGAAAGAAAGGGATTCAAACACTTTTCGGGTGAATGTTGTATACAATAATCGAACGGTTGCATGGGCATATTCTAGTACGTTTGATCCAAACTGGTATTTTAACAACTGGCACTTTGAAGTGATGAAAAAGCAAGGGAAAGTATTATCTTACTATGTAGATGGAGTTAAACAATGTGAATTAATAATTCCTGCAGATAAAGAAATACAAACACCATTTGATGTAGGATTGAGTTTAGGAGGATTTTCAGGGTCTTCTCCTAACAACGCTCTTATTGCCAATCTTCTAATTGCCCGATACGACCCAAACATTTGGACTGATGAGTATATCCAGGCGCTCTACGATGCAAAAAAACCGTTCGCTGTTCCACCAAAAATGCCTATTATATAAGGAAGTGATAGCGTGATTGCAGCGATTAATATGGATCCTGGTTATCTAACACAAACAAGAGATTTAACAAGATATAAAAAGATTGTATTCTATGCAAAAATAGATGGCACCAATTGGTATGATTTAAGCGATTATGTTTTGAAAGTCAGAACTAACAACAGAATAGAACTTCTGGAATCCCCAGCTATAGATACAGCGGTAGTAACTGTTAGAAATAAAAATAATGCCTTTACTCCAACACAATACAACGATATATTTGATCCGTCGACAGGAAAACTAAATGGAACAATATATAATAATTATTTAAATAAAGTTTGGGAAGTTAAAATAGAAGTTGAAGTTGACAATACAATAACCATCCCAATTTTCTATGGTTGGAAACCTGCTAATGCAATTACAGAAAAACACAAAACTGCAGACATAGAACTCAAAGACCTTTTATGGATCACTACGCAGAAGAAACCAACAAATCCAATACTTTATGCAAACTACACACCAGACCAAATAATAAACGATATACTGGTTAATCGAATAGGTCTAGATGTAAGCTATTTAGATTTACAGGCTTTAACAACTCCATGGGAAGTTTTCATCGCGGATAACACGAAAACATGGTGGCAAATACTCCAGGAAATTGCACGCGCCACCGGTGGAAAATTAACCTGTACTCCTGATGGAAAGATAGCATTTCGAACACGAATTGAAAATTATTCAGATCCAGCTCCTGCCATAACTATAACTGAAGATAATATAAAGAATTACAACATTAACACCAAAAGGCAATACAATCAGATTAAGATACAAAGTCAAGGATATGAAATAGGTACAACTCAGGAATATGTTATAGACCATGAATTACAAGGTGATGCAAGCATTGTAAAAGCTGGAACACAAGGCACTTTCGAGCTTGAGTATACAAGTGAATACATAAAAGACCCCGATACATATGTTTATATCAGCTATTATCTCAATGACACACCAATCGCGGTTGATAGGCAATTCAGCGCCGGTTATGATGATGGAAACATCAGGCTAGACGAACTAACTGCATATCCTGATAAATTAATATTAAAAATCACAAATCTTTCAAGCACGGTGGATTATAGGATTACACACATCAAATTTTCAGCTATTCCCATTAACAAGAAATCGGAGCTAACAGTCGTGAAACCAAACCAAACAGGGCAGCCAGATGCAGAGCTATCTCTCACTTCGTACTACTCGTCTGAAGCTTTACTTTCCAACATCGCTGATGCTTTGTACGGCGAGACTACAAAAACGATAAAGTTCGTACTACAACTCAATGAATTTTACCCGGAACTTTTTGCAGGAAATTTAATAACCCTGCAATTGACTCCAAAAGGAATCTCTTCTGGAACTTTTTTGATAAATGGTGTAGAGCACGAGCTGGAAGCACAAAAGTTTAAAACAAGCATAAGCATAGTTGAATGGGGGAACGTTATATTTGATATTGCAGATAAACAGGTATCCAAAGTGACTCCATCAGAAGTGGCACAACAACCAGCCGAGACAACACAATTAGAAACGGTTCAGCAGCAAGTGCAAGAGCTTCAGACACAAGTTCAGACAGTAGATGATAGAACAAACTACTTAGACGGTTTAGCTCCAGCTACACCAACAGGGCTTGCTCTTGCAACTATAAACGAAAATGGTTTGAGTTTCATAACTGCATCTTGGAATGCCAATACAGAAGCGGATTTAATCGGATATGAACTTGCTTGGAGTTATGACGGTATTAATTGGAATTACATAACAACCACCGATACTTCTGTACAATTCGAAGTACTTGGCAATATGACAGTATATGTAAAAGTGCAATCTTATGATGCGGAAGGTAAAAAATCAGGTTGGACTACGGTAGAAAGCATAACAAGTGCAAAAGATACAACACCACCTGCAATTCCAACAGGATTGACAGCTACAGGCTTATTCCAAACAATCATGGTTAAATGGAATAAAAACACCGAAACAGACTTTGACCACTACGTTTTAGAATACGATACATCTGATACATTCCCAGCGCCGAAACAAATTGTCACTTCTTCAAACTATGCGACACTTAAAGAGTTAACCGTAAACACTACTTATTACATCAGAATTAAAGCGGTGGATAAATCTGGAAATGAAAGCGATTGGAGTACAACTGTAAGTGCGACGACAACAAAAGTATATGATGATGATTTAGAAAGTCAAACATTAAATAATGCCGTTAACGACTTGAATGCTTTGTCTGATACTGTTGATAATGTTGAGAACTACACAAGGCAAGTAACATTTGTTTTAAATAGTGCTTTTGAAGATGCAAAAGGGCAAGGTTCTATTGATGGATGGAACACATGGGATGGTAGTGGAACTGTAGTGCAAGTAACAGATGGTATTGGAGGAAAATACGCAGCAACCAACGACGATGGCACAATGTGGTCGGTATATTCAAATAAAATACCAATAGACCATAATAATACATATATTGTAGAGTGTTATGCAAGAACAGTTAGTGGCGACAATGGAACATTTTACTTGGCTGTTGTTTTGTTTGACGCAAACGGAAATAACATTAGTGGTGATGGAACATGGTGGTATTATCCAGCACTCGGCGTTGTGCCACCTTCAACTTGGACAAGATACACTGGTTTATTTGGTGCTGGAACAAGCAGACCATTCCCATCAAATGCACGCTACATGTCTGTTGGTTTTATTCTTAATTATCTTAATGGCAACAGAAAAATGCAAGTTCAGCAGCCACGAATAAGACTTGTAATGGATAGTACATATATAAAAGACGCAGCCATCACATCAGCAAAGATAGCAAACGCAGCAATAGAAGAAGCACATATTAAAGATGCTGCGGTAAGCACTGCTAAGATTCAAGATGCTGCAATTACAAATGCAAAAATCGGTGATTTGGCTGTTGATAATGCAAAAATAGCAAGTGTAGATGCAAGCAAGATAACAACAGGATATCTTGATGCCGATAGAATACAAGCAGGAAGTATAACTTCAGACAAACTTGTTGTTCAACCAGCTAACGCACTTCCAGAAGGAACAATAGCGTATTGGACTGATTCACTAGTTGACGTTGTAAACGGCATTGTGCCGGACGGTTTCACAGAAATCAACTTAGCACCAAGCATAACACTTACACCGTACAACGCACCAGAAGGTAGTGTTGTAGGTGATTTGCTTGCTGGTAATAAGATTTATGCGGGGAAGAGTATTCAAGTCGGAAGTAAGGTATTCATTGAAAACACTTCAGACGGTAAAGGGATAATAAGAGTCAACAGTGGTGGAACAGATATAGTTAAAATAGGCGAGGGTGCCATCGATGGAACAACTGATGGGATAACAATCAACAATGGAAAAATTCAAATAAAAGGACCAAATAATGTAAAAACATTGCTATCTTATCAAGGAATAAAACAAATTTACTGTATAACAGTTATAGACCAATTTGATTATAATCATCCATTAGAAGTACCAATATATATTCCACAAAATTCAGATGGGTCAAATCCTGTGGCTGATATTACAATAATGATACAAAATCAAAAATATAGAAGATATACATCAGTATCAGCTGCTGGTAGTGCTCACGCGCATAGTGTAAATATTTATAATCACACACATACAGTATCTCCATCATGGACAAAATTTATAACAGACCCAGGTGGTGCCGACGGGCATACTCATGATTATGATATTGCTAATAGTTGGAACACATTGAACCCCACAACATATTTATTTAGTTCAACATCCGAATCCAGTCACACTCACGATTTAAATTATGGAATTTATGAATTGGCAACAACATATACCGTATATATTGATTTAGATACAGGTTCTGGATATACAAATATTGGTTCTGTTGCAGGTGGCGGCTCCACAACTATTACAGCTTCTGGTATAACAAGTGGAAATAAACTTCAATTCAGAGTGGGGGCATCTGGTGATAAAGCACGAATAGTTGCTTTGATTTATGTTGAATATTACTTATATTAATTTGGAGGTGAAACAATGGTGCAAATTTCTAAAAACAATCAAATTATTTTTGAAGGTTTACCACGGGCAATGTCTTTGAACAATGATACATATATACAAATTGATTTTGAAGATTATATAGATGTGCAACAAAATGATGCAGTTGAAATACATTATGAAGGAACAATATGGAAGGGTGAAGTAATTTCTTCACTCAAAGTTATTATTCCAGAAAAGATACACACAATTGTTGTAAAACTGACCTCGTAAAATTGATTTTAAGGTGTGTTCTAAGTAGTTAGATAGGTAATTGCCTATCTCGGTGTCGAAAACCTATCATAACGACGAAATATGGCGCTCTGTATGAGCGCTTTTTTGAAAGGGGGTTTCAAATGAAGGTTGCAACGTATGAATTTGAAGCTGAGCATGTGGATATCTTACCACTCGGGGACTTACATTTAGGCTCTGAAGAAAGCATGTTTGAACAAGCAGTAGAAATTGTAGAAAACACACCTGATGTCAAAATCATCCTTCTTGGAGACCTTATTGACAATGCAATTGCAGAAAGTTTAGGTGATGTTTATTCCCAGACAACAAATCCACACGGCGCTTTGCAGGTAATTTTGGAATTTCTGACAAAGTATAAGGAGCGTATCCTGGGGGTGGTAAGTGGAAACCATGAAAGAAGAACCTGGAGAAAGGTTGGAGTAGACCCAATTAGGCTTTTCTGCGAAGAATTACAAATTCCATATGCAGATGATTTATTGGTTTTGGATATTGGGATTAAAGGTAAATCTTCTTTTAGAGGTAGTAAGCGAAGAACACACTATGCAATTGCCTGCCATCATGGGAGTAGTGGTGGAAGGTTCCCGGAAAAGAGCATGAGACAACACAGATATTTTCAGAGTATGGTAAGCAACGTCGATATTTATATTACAGGACACACACACGTGCCACAGGCAAGTATGACTGCAATTTATGAATATGACCCACGAAACAAAAACATAACGATAAGAAACATGCAACATATTACAATTCCAGCTTGGACTGAGGAAAAGTATGCAAGGCAGAAACTACTCGCTCCAAGTGCTGAATCTGTCTTAATTCTCAGGTTGTATGGTTCAAGCGTAAAACACCACGAAGTGTTAATGCAAACGAGGTGAGAAGTATGAAAAAGGTTTGGGTCTTTCTAAAGAAATTCTGGTGGTTAATCTTGACAGTCCTTGCTTTTATTGCGGGACTTTCTTTTAGAAAAGGAAAGAAAAATCCAGACGTTGAACTCCTGAAGGAGCAACGCAAAGATTTACAAAAGGAAGAAGAAGAGCTTAAGAAAGAGCAGGAACGGTTAGAAAAGGAGGCGGAGGAAATTGAGAAAAAGCGTTATTTTAATGATCCTGTTGATGCTGCTAAGTATCTCAATGATGAGCTTCGCAAACGAAAGTGAATATAAATTTATCCAGCAAGATGAAAATGGCAGGTTCTACATGGATGAAAATACCGTTGTTGAACTTGCTAATTATATAAAGCAACTTCAAGATTTAAACAATAATTACAAAGCTCAAATAGAGAATTTAAAAGCACAAATAGCAAATTTAGAAAAGCAAATTTCGAACTTAGAACAACAAGTGGCAATTTTAAGTGATGAAAAAAAGAAACTTGAAGCGATGTTGAAGGCTGAAAAAATGAAAACTTGGACTGTTGTTGCTGCAATCACAATTGGAACTACAATATACCTTTTCATAAAGTGAGGTGAAAACTATGCAGAAATTAACCAGCAGGAAATTATGGCTTGCATTGGTACTGATGGTGGTTTTTACTGTACTGCTTTGGTTTGGAAAATTGGACACAGAAAATTACACGCAATCCATCTTAACACTGTTTGGAATTTACTCAGGCGCTAATGTCTTAACAAAGTTTGTAGCAAAAGGTGGTGGCAACAATGGGAATTGAAGATAAAGTAATTGAGCATGATGTTGAAATAAAAGGCATTAAAGAGGATATTAAAGAAATGAAAAATGATATAAAAGAAATAAAAAAAATGCTGAATGGGTATTTGGAACAAAAAATTGAAAACAAAGTAAAAACAATGAGTGGATATATTGAAGAAATAGCAATCGATGCATACGCAAAACTTGCAGGGAAGAGGGCCATAGCGTTTGCTGTTTCTGTAATTTTATCTTTGGTTACAGGTGCTTTGGCAGGGCGTTTCTTCTGGAGGTGA